AATTCACTACTGTATCGAAGGAGATTACATCCTTAACGCATGGCATTTCTCAAAACAATACTCAGATTTCTGGATGTCAACGACAAATCAGAAATCTGGAATCGGAAATTCAAAGAATTACCGAGCAACTTGCAAATAGAAATGTTGAACATGATAAGTTAGAAACTTTTAATACAAATTTAACAACCACATACGAAGATCTATCTTCTAAGAGAGAGACCATCAACTATTACGATTTTACGTATAGTCTACTTAAAGACGGTGGCGTTAAGTCCAAAATCATTAAGAAGTATCTACCGCTGATAAATCAGCAAGTCAATCGTTATCTTCAGATGATGGACTTCTATATTAACTTCACACTTGATGAGGAATTCAACGAAACCGTCAAGTCTCCAATTCATGAAGATTTTTCTTACTCTTCTTTCAGCGAGGGAGAGAAGATGAGAATTGATCTTGCCTTACTTTTCACTTGGCGTGAAGTGGCAAAGATGAAAAATTCTGTAAACACAAATCTTCTAATTATGGATGAAGTGTTTGATAGTTCACTTGATGGATTTGGAACAGATGAGTTTTTAAAAATTATCAGGTATGTCATCAAAGACGCTAACATTTTTGTTATTTCACACAAAGAAAATCTTCATGACAAATTTCAAAACGTTATCAGGTTTGATAAAATAAAAGGATTTTCATACATGGTAGCATGACCAGTTAAAATACTGGCACACGGGACGCTCTAACAGCGTCCTTTTTTTGTATAGTGGTTACATATCAGATGGGACTTATGTCAGTTCAACACGAAATCAAATCTCAACTTGCCAAACTTCTTGCAACTGAAGATCTAGTTGTTGAGCACCGCACGGTTGAAACTGCACAGTTTAATGTCCACACCCGTGTTCTGACTCTTCCTACGTGGGAAAAAGCAAGTAACGTTGTATACGATATGCTTGTTGGTCATGAGGTTGGACATGCACTTTTCACTCCTGATCAAGATCTCCCTAAAAATATTCCTCATCAATTTGTGAATGTGGTGGAAGATGCTCGCATCGAGAAACTGATGAAGCGTCGTTATGCTGGTCTCAATAAGACGTTTTATAGGGGATACCAAGAATTGTCGGATGAAGACTTTTTTGGTATTGGTGATGATGACATTGCTACCTATAACCTTGCAGATAAAGTCAATCTCTACTATAAAATTGGTAATTATATAGACATTCCTTTCAGTGAGTTTGATGAGATGCCAATCGTTCGTATGATTGGTGCGTGTGAAACTTTCTCCGATGTTCTTATCGCAGCAGAGTTTCTTTATAAGTTCTGTAAAAAGGAAAAGGAGAAGGAAAAAGTTGATGATATTCAAATGCCTCCTCAAAAGCAAGGTGCGAAAAATCAAGAGACTCAAGAAGGACCTAAGAGTGATGAAGGTTCTCCTGATGGAGGTTCTTCTAATGATGAAGAAAATGTTGAGAATGAATCAAGTAATGATTCAAATACCGCAAATGTACCTAGTGATGATATTGATGATGAACCTGAAGTTCGCACTGTAGATAATCTTGAAGAGAGTTTGAAGGATCTTGTATCAAATACTTCACTTGACAACATTTATGTTGAAATTCCAAAAGTGAATCTTGACAGTGTAGTTATTGATAATAAAAATATTCATGATACAATTGATTCTAATTTTTCTAGGCAAACTAAAAAACTTGGTAATGAAATCTTTCAAGAAGTTGATGGAGAGTATTACAAATTCAAGAAGTCTGCTCAGAAAGAAGTAAACTATCTGGTGAAAGAGTTTGAGTGTAAAAAAGCAGCAGATTCATATTCCCGCGCAACAACTTCTCGTACTGGTATTTTGGATTGCTCTAAACTACATACTTACAAATATAACGAAGATCTTTTTAAGAAAGTAAGTGTGATTCCTGATGGGAAAAATCATGGTCTTATCTTTGTAATGGATTGGAGTGGATCAATGTCCACTGTTCTTAAAGATACTTGTAAGCAACTTTTTAATTTGGTGTGGTTCTGTAAAAAAGTGTCAATTCCATTTGACGTTTATGCTTTTACTAATGAGTGGATTCGTCAAACTTTTGATTATGATACCAATCAATATATCAATCCAGATATTAAACCTCACTATGAGAAGCGAGAGGGACTTCTGGCAGTGTCAGAACATTTTAGTATGATGAATATTCTTTCTAGTAAAGTTTCTTCTAAATCTTTTGATAGTCAAATGTTGAATATTTGGAGAATTTGTTGTTACTATTGTAATCAGTGGGGCACACCATATACTATTCCAGAACAAGTTTCTCTTTCTGGGACCCCATTGAATGAATCTTTAGTTGCTCTTCATCAAATTATTCCAAAGTTCCAAAAAGAAAATAAGTTGCAAAAAGTTCAGTGTATTGTTTTGACTGATGGTGAAGCAAATGCTTTAAAACGTCATTGTGAAGTTCAACGTAATTGGGATTGTGAACCATATATTGGAACTCGGTCCATCTATCCAGAAAAAACTTTTATCCGAGATCGTAAACTTGGTAGAACTTATAAAGTTGGATATGCATGGCATGAGTTTACTGATTTGCTTCTCACTAACTTGAAAGAGAAGTTTAGTAATGTAAACTTTATTGGAATTCGTATTCTTTCTTCCAGAGATACGAATAATTTTATTAAAATGTACCATCCAGTCGGTGATGAGTTGCATAAACTTCAAAATGAGTGGAAAAAAGCAAAGAGTTTTAATATCAAAACATCTGGATATGATGCTTATTTTGGATTGTCTTCATCTGTACTCTCTCAAGAGAGTGATTTTGATGTGAAGGATAATGCAACAAAAGCACAAATCAAATCTGCTTTTGTTAAGAGTTTGAAAACTAAGAAACTAAATAAAAAAGTTCTCGGTGAATTTATTTCTCTAGTAGTATGAACTGGAAAGAAATCGCACTTGCCTCAGAAACAAATCCCAAAACACGTAAAGTTCTAATTGAAGGTCCAAAAAAACTTACTGATGCTTGGATCCTTGCCGCCATGAAATTTAAGTATGGACGGTATGAGAAGTGAACACTGGGGGTCTTAGGACCCCCTTTTTTATTCTATAATAACTTCAGTTCAAACAAACGACTAATGGCACTGTCTGCTGACTATATTCGCACCTCTCTCCAGTCTCTCTATGGAGAGTCTGTAACTGCTGGTGACATTCGTGCTTGGTGTGCCATGAACGGTACAAATTATCAGACTGTCACCAACAAACTGACTGACTGTAAGGTTGGTCGTGGTAAGTGGAATCTTGAAGTAACAAAAGAGACTGTAAAGGAACTGGAAACAACTTATAGTGCTCCTGCGGCAATGCCTGTAATTGAACAAAACCTTATCCCTTCAAAAGATGATACCTTCGTCCGCTTTGGTAACTTCAGCGATCTTAAAAAAATTATCCAATCCCGTTTGTTTTATCCGACGTTCATTACTGGACTTTCTGGAAATGGTAAAACCTTCAGTGTTGAGCAAGCATGTGCCCAACTCAACCGAGAACTCATCCGTGTAAACATTACTATTGAAACTGATGAAGATGATCTTATTGGTGGGTTTCGTCTCGTTGATGGTGCCACTGTATGGCATAATGGACCCGTCATTGAAGCACTACAGCGTGGAGCAGTCTTGCTCCTTGATGAGATTGACCTTGCATCCAACAAAATCCTATGCCTCCAATCCATTCTTGAAGGTAAGGGGGTGTTTTTGAAAAAGATTGGTAAGTTTATCAAACCTGCTGCTGGTTTCAATGTGATTGCTACTGCCAACACCAAAGGAAAGGGTTCTGATGATGGACGTTTCATTGGCACTAATGTTTTGAACGAAGCATTCCTTGAGCGTTTCCCTGTGACTTTTGAACAGTCTTATCCTGCTCCTGCCACTGAGCAGAAGATTCTGGAAGGGATTGCTTTGGACCTTAGTGTGGAAGACCGTGACTTCTGTAAGCGGTTGGTTGATTGGGGAGATATTATCCGTAAGACCTTTTATGATGGTGGTATTGAAGAAATCATTAGCACCCGTCGCCTTGTTCATATCATCCGTGCATACAGCATCTTCCAAGATAAAGCAAAGGCAATTCAAGTTTGTGTGAATCGTTTTGATGACGAAACTAAACAGGCATTTCTTGAACTTTATGATAAGGTTGATGCTGATTTCCAGATGCCAGATCAAGAAACGGTTGACGTTCAAACCTTCTCTTGATATAATTGATGGGGGTAAATGTGCCTCCTTTTTTTGTCTTTTACTATGAATCACAATGCCTGAAAATTTTGAGAGTACCTATGAAAGTTCATTCCCAAAAACATTTGGTGATGCTGTAATCTATGGTGGTGAAGGAACTGATACAATTTTTTTGGAGAGTTCCGCCAAACAACCAATATGGGGATATAATGGAATTAACTTAACTGGATACTCAAACAATGAACAAGATACAATTACTTTTAACCTTAACATGAATGATAACGATAGCATTGATTTGAATCTTGATTCTACTTCTACTAATGGATTTTGGAAGTATGAGGAAGACTTGACCATGAAAGAAGTGAGAGATTATCTTTCTGGCACATATAAATCACACTACACATCTCAAGACTCCAAAACTCAAACTCTTGATTTGATTGAGAGTATTGGTGATGGAGAAGCATTCTGCCGTTCTAATGCAATTAAATATCTTTCCCGTTTTGGAAAGAAGAATGGTAAATCAAAGATGGATATTTTGAAAGCAATTCATTATTGCATTCTTCTCTATCACTTTGCTGGTCTCCACAAAAATACTGCTTCTGACTATCCTTATTGATTATGAAACTTTCTGATAAAACTCTCTCTGTCCTGAAGAATTTTTCTTCTATTAACCAGTCTATTCTTTTCAAGGAAGGAAATAAACTTCGCACTATTAGTGTGATGAAAAATATTCTTGCAGAAGCAACTGTAACTGAAGATTTTTCCAAAGACTTTGGTATTTACGATCTCAACCAATTTCTCAATGGTCTAAGTCTACATTCAAACCCTGAACTTGATTTTGGTAATGATGGGTATGTTGTTATCCGTGAAGGAAAGATGCGTTCTAAGTATTTCTTTGCGGATCCCAATGTGATTGTTACTCCTCCAGAGAAGGCAATCAATCTTCCCAGTGAAGATGTGCAATTTGAACTTAGTACAGAGCAACTTGATAAACTTTTGAAAGCAGCAGCAGTTTATCAACTTCCTGATATTTCTGCTGTTGGCGAAGCAGGTGTTGTGAAACTGGTTGTTCGTGATAAGAAGAATGATACTTCTAATGACTTTGCAATTGTTGTTGGGGAAACCGATAATGATTTTTGCTTTAACTTTAAAGTAGAAAACATCAAAGTTCTTCCTGGAACTTATGAAGTTGTTGTGTCTCAAAAACTTCTTTCACGATTCACTTCTAAGAATCACGACCTCACATACTACATTGCTTTGGAACCTGATTCCTCTTTCGGTTGATGAAACATATCCTGTTTACCCTTAAAGGTTGTATTCCCGACGACCTGGATGATGAGGGTTTGATGCGGGATGTACTTTATCAGGCAGCAAAAGCAGCAAACTCTACACTGATTGCTTTGCATTCTCATAAGTTTGCCCCTCAAGGTGTGACTGCTATTGCTCTTCTTGCTGAGAGTCATATTAGTATTCACACCTGGCCAGAGAAAGGTATGGCAGTATGTGACGTTTTTACCTGCGGTGATCACACGAATCCAATGTCTGCTGTAGAATGTATGAAAGCAGAACTAAATGCTTCTGATATAGTTGTTAATGAGTTTGTGAGACCTTTAGAATGAACATTTTCGTGACTTCTCCCGATCCTTGGGAGTCTGCTAGAGTTCTTCCTGACAAGCATATTGTCAAGATGCCTCTAGAAACCTGTCAGATGCTTGCTATCGTAGCATCAGACAAGTGGGGACACGGATTCGGCACTCTTCCCAAAGCAGACGGTACACCCTATGCTACGGAGAAGGGTGCTTTTCGCAATCACCCCTGTACAATTTGGGCAAATGAGTTTGTAAATAACTGGCAGTGGTTAATTGCTCACGGATTTGCTCTTTGTGCAGAGTATGCTGCTCGTTATGGCAAAGTCCATACTTGCTTCACTACTTTGAATGCTGCAAAAGAAATCTTTCCAACTGCTGATCCTCAAGGACGCAGTGGAAAAGAAACAACACCATTTGTCAGAGCTATGCCTGACGAATTTAAATATGATGATAGCATTGATACATTCACTGCTTACAAAATGTATATTGCATCTAAACCTTGGGTATGCGATAATTATCTTCGGTTGCCCCACCGTAAACCTGATTGGGTATAAATTATGAGTCGTGATGAATTTCTTTGGGTAGAAAAGTATCGTCCCAAAACTATTGAGGATTGCATTCTTCCAGATGCAACTAAACAAACGTTCAAAAATTTCCTAGATAAAGGAGAAGTTCCAAATCTACTTCTTGCAGGACCTGCTGGATGTGGAAAGACTACTGTAGCAAAAGCATTATGTAACGAACTAGGAGTAGATTTTTATGTCATCAATGGATCCGACGAGGGTAGATTCCTTGATACTGTCCGAAACAATGCGAAGAACTTCGCTTCCACCGTATCGCTTTCGTCAACTGCTAAACACAAAGTCATCATCATTGATGAGGCAGATAACACAACCAATGATGTACAACTCTTGTTACGGGCGTTTACTGAGGAATTTAGTGGTAATTGCAGATTCGTCTTTACCTGCAACTACAAAAACAAAATCATTGAACCCCTTCACTCAAGATGTGCTGTCATTGATTTCTCCACAACTTCCAAGGACAAACCAAAACTTGCCGCAAGTTTCTTCAACCGTCTCAGGACTATACTTGAGACAGAAAGTATTGAATATGATCCAAAAGTTCTGGTCGAACTTGTAAATAAACACTTCCCAGATTGGCGTCGTATTCTAAATGAATGTCAGAGATATTCTTCGGGTGGAAAGATTGATACAGGTATTCTTGCAACTTTTAGTGATGTAAAAGTCAATGATCTTATTAAAAACCTTAAGGAGAAGAACTTCCCTCAAGTACGGAAGTGGGTGGTGGATAATCTGGATAATGATTCTGGGGTACTGCTTCGTCGTATTTACGATGCTCTTTATGATGCCCTTGAGAACAATAGTATTCCTGCTGCTGTGCTTATTATTGCTAAGTATCAGTATCAGATTGCCTTCGTTGCGGATCAAGAAATAAATCTTCTTGCTGCTCTTACTGAACTAATGGTGGAGTGTACTTTTAAATGAAATCATTAAAAACACCTTTGAGATATCCTGGAGGCAAGTCCAAAGCAATCAAGACTCTTTCTCAGTGGTATCCCAAAGTTATTACTGAATACCGCGAACCATTCATTGGTGGTGGTTCTATTGCTATTGACGTAACCAAAGCAAACCCAGACATTCCTGTATGGGTAAATGATCTGTATGTGCCCCTATACAACTTCTGGGTGCAACTGCGGGATCGTGGTCAAGACCTCTCTGAGAGTGTCAGAGAGCAGAAAGAGAAGATGCTTGAGAGTGGCACACAAGAAGAGAAGGACAAGTTTGCCAAGGAACTATTCAATCAATATGCTACTGAGATTGATTCATATGATGATTTCCAGAAGGCAGTTGCTTTTTTCATTATGAATAAGTGTAGTTACTCTGGTCTGACCGAGAACAGCACATTTTCTCGCACTGCCGCAAACTCTAACTTTTCTTTAGTTGGTGCAGATAAATTGGCTCAGTTCTCTGATCTAATTAAGAACTGGAAGATTACTAACATTGATTACTCTAAAGTAATGAATGCTGATGGTCCTGATAATACTTTTGTATTTCTTGATCCTCCTTATGACATTAAAGACTTTCTGTATGGAAAGAATCGTGAGATGCATAAGTCATTTGATCACGAACAATTTGCACAAAACGTGTATGAATGTCCTCACAACTTTATGATCACTTACAATGTGAATGATCGTTTGCTTGAGTTGTACAAGGATTATTATCTTGAGTATTGGAAACTACGTTACTCTATGGTTCATCGTGGTGATAAGAACACTCAAGATAATGTGAAGACTGAACTTCTAGTTACTAACTATTCTCTTACTCCACTTACACCAATAGAGGAACAATGGAACTAAAAGATTGGTTAAATTCAATTAATTTTACAAAAGAAAATTTATCTGAGGATATCAAGTCATATCCTCCTTTTATTATCAATCGTTGTCTATCTGGACATTTGGATTGTGTGATGTTTGCAAATGAAATGAATAAGTATCATTTCTTAGATAAAGATATGCAATATTCATTTTATCTAAATAGTCTCAGGAAAAAGAAGAGATTTTCTCCCTGGCTCCGTAAGGATAAAGTCACAGACTTAGAATGTGTAAAACAATACTATGGTTATAGTAATGAAAAAGCATCCCAAGCACTGAAAATCCTGACTAAAGAACAGATTAACTTTATTAAACAACGACTTGATATTGGAGGAACAAAATGACTACTACGGTAGAACCTACAGTACAGTGGTCTCAGGACCAAATGGTAGAGGTGATTCTTAATGAACCTGATG